CCCATTTGTTAGGACTGGTGTTAATGCTTTAGACTTAGCTCAACAGCATACTCCTGTGTTAGCACGTTTTCATGGTAAGTGGAAAGACTTAATGAATCCTAACTTAGACCCTGCTTATATACTTAAAAAGTATGGTATTCAACCTAAAGATATTCCACAAGCTCAAGCCTTGATGAAAGGTAGAGTAGCTTCTGGGCAAATTATGGTTGGACTTGCTTCTATGATGGCGTTATCTGGTAACTTAACAGGATCACTACCTGCTGATAAAGAGACTAGAGATCTATGGAAAATGCAAGGGGTTAAACCTTTTTCATTTAAAGTAGGTGATACTTATATTTCTTATCAGAAGATGGAACCGTTTAATACTATATTAGGTATGGTAGCAAACGTGATGAACTACCAGCATGTATTAGGAGAAGATTTAAGAGATGATTTCCTAAACAAAGCAATCTTTATGGGATCTGCTGTTATAGTAGATAAATCCATGTTAGCTGGTGTCTCTGATCTTGCTGAAGTATTTAATGCTCAAACTGGTTCAGGTACATTAGGACGTACTTTTGCTAAGTTTGCAAGAGCACAATTCTTCCCTTATGCTGGTTTAAGTTCTCAGTTAGGTAGTATTATAGATGCTAACCAAAAAGAAGCTAATACTGTATGGGAAACTATATTCCAACGTGATGTGTTTGCTAAGAAATTCTTAGCTCCAAAGTATGATATCTTGAGTAAAGATAGGTCTGGAAAACCTTGGATGCCTTCAGATGGTAATCCAATGATGAAACTATTTAATACTATGAGTCCTTTCCCTATCTATTGGACAGATAAGGATGATTATGTCAAGATAGGTTTAAGAGGTATGAGTTTTAATATGCCTGAAATCTTAAGATCATGGAAAGGTGAGCAACTTACTTCTAGAGAAATATCTCAGTTACAACGTATTTTATCTCAAGGAGCTTTACGTTCTCGATTAGAAAAACTAATGAAACCTGGAGGAAAATGGGAGAAAAATTATCTCAGTTTCAAGAAGGAAGGTTTTATGAAACGAGATGGTGTTAATGTAACAGATCAAGGTTTTTATTTACAAGTCCGTAAGATTTTCTTAGATGAAAAGAAAAAAGCCCTTACTATAATGAGATCTCAAAGCCCAGAATTGTACGATAGAGTACAGTTAAGGCAGCTTAAAAAGAGAGAAGGTAAGGCAAACGATCAAGAAACTATATCTAGATTACTCGCTCTTCCAAAATAAGCACCGTCCTTATTAATACATTGATTATCAATGGCAGTCATAACTAAAAAAACATTTAATGCTGTAGGTAGTGGGGGTCAGTCATCAACGACTGTCTTCACTCCTGTCGGTATAGAACTGAATAACCAAGATGATTTAGATGTTTATGTTACTAAATCTAGTGCTGGAATCAGTGCTAATAATAATCTACGGATTAAACACTATAGACAGAGCACAGCTAGTAACTTAGATGCTACTCACGAACAAGTTAATGATACCACGGGTCTTTACTTTCCAGCATTGACCCATACAGGTGGTACAGAGACTTTAGAAAACTATACAATATCCACTGATAACGACACGATTACGTTTAATTCTGCTTTACCTACAGGTGCAGTAGTTTCAATAGAACGTAGAACTAGGGATAGTTCTAGTGCTTATACTAATTTTGCAGGTGGAAGTACAATTAGACATACAGATGTTAATAGAGCGTTTGATGAATCTAATTTCACAGCACAAGAAGCAAGGAATAAAGCATTTGACATAGAGAATAAAATATTTGGAACAGAAGCTACAAGTACAGCTTTCATTAACACTAATGAGATTGTTGATGATGCAATAGACGGCACTAAAATAGCAGATGATGTTATTAACTCAGAGCATTACGTAGCTCTTTCTATAGATACTGAGCATATTGCAAACGAAAATGTAACTACTGCTAAATTAGCAAATGATGCTGTTACGTCAGCAAAACTAGCAGACAATGCAGTTCTTACAGCTAACATTACAGACGCTAATGTAACAACTGCAAAGATAGCAGCTGATAACATTACAAGTGCGTTAATAGCTGACGATCAGATTAATTCTGAGCATTATGTAGATGGATCTATTGATACTGCACACTTTGCTGCAGGTGCTATAGATGCTACAGCTTTAGGATCTAATGCAGTTACAACAGCTAAGATTAATGCTGATGCTGTAACAGGTGCAAAGATAGCAGATGATGCTATTGATTCTGAGCATTTAGCAGCTGACTCTATAGATACAGAACACTATGCACCAGGGTCTGTAGATACTACAGCTCTTGCTAATGATGCTGTAACTAATGCTAAAATAGCTGATGATTCTATAGACTCCGAACATTATGTTGATGGAAGTATTGATACAGCCCATTTAGCAGCGGATGCGATTACTAATGCTCAAATAGCAGATAATGCAATAGATTCAGAACAATATGTAGATGGTTCTATTGATCACGTACATTTAGCAAATGATGTTATAGATGGAGATAATATACAGGACAATGCAGTCGGCTCTGAGCATATCACAGCTAATGCTGTTACTGATTCTGAGATAGCAACAGGTACTTTAGATAATAGATATTATACAGAAACTGAATTAGATGCTGGTCAACTAGATAATAGATACTACACAGAAACTGAGTCAGATGCTAGATACTTCAATATAAGTACTGGTGACACTATTAAAGATGGTGATACTTTCCCTGATAATGACACAACCATTGCTACTACAGCAGCTATCAATGATAGAATTATTGACCTTGTAGATGACGTTGGAGGTTTTGTACCAATAGCAAGCGAAACAAATTTTCCTACAGCTAACCCTGACGTAAACAATGGTAGTGGTACACTTGTATCTATCAAAGCAATAGGCAGTACACGAACACCAAGTGGCGGTACAGTTTCAATTTCTAATGGTGCTGGTTCTGGTAATACAGTTACAATTACAGGTTGTGGGTCTACAGTTCTTACAGCAGGTTATGGTGTAATAGTAGAAACCACCTCAACATTACATACATACGCATTTCATAGATTAGTACCAAAAGCAACGGAAGTTACAACTGTAGCTGCAAACGCAACTAACATTGCTGCTGCTGGAGCTAACACTACAAATATAAATACTGTAGCTGGTATTAGTTCAAACATTAATACAGTAGCTGGTATATCTAGCAACGTCACAACCGTGGCTGGTGTAGCATCTAATGTCACGACTGTAGCTGGTATTTCATCTGACGTTACTGCTGTTGCAGCAGACGCAACTGATATAGGTGCTGTAGCTGCTAAAGCAACAGAATTAGGAAGGCTAGGTACTGCTGATGCTGTAGCCGATATGAATACTTTGGGTACTACAGCAATCGTATCTGACATGGATACACTTGCAGACATCTCAAGCAATATAACGACAGTTGCAGGTATCTCAAGTGACGTAACAACTGTGGCAGGTATATCGTCTAATGTTACTTCTGTAGCAAACAATTCAAGCAATATCAATAGTGCAGTATCTAATGCAAGTAACATTAATTCTGCAGTAGCTAATGCAAGCAACATTAACTCTGCTGTATCTAACGCAAGTAATATAAATACAGTTGCAGGTGCTAACTCCAACATTACAACAGTTGCAGGTGCTAACAGTAATATAAGTACAGTTGCTGGTGCTATAGCTAACGTCAATACAACTGCAAGTAATATAAGTAATGTAAATAACTTTGCTGAAAAATATCAAATAGCTAGTTCTGATCCATCAACAGATGGTGGTGGTAATGCTCTTGCAGAAGGAGATTTATATTTTAATACTTCTGCTGACGAACTTAAAGTTTATAACGGTGGTTCTTGGCAAGGTGGTGTTACAGCTAGTGGTAACTTTGCTTCTACAACTGGTAATACATTTACTGGCAGTAACGTACATAATGACAACGTAAAGTCTATTTATGGTACAAGTTCTGATGGCTTAGAGATATTTCATAACGCTAGTGATTCTATAATTAATGATCAAGGTACAGGTAGTTTAAAACTCCAAACTGGTGGTTCTACGAAAATAGAAGTTACAAGCACAGGAACTTCTGTTACAGGTAATATTGTTGTATCAGGTAACGTAGATGGTCGTGATGTAGCTGCTGATGGTACTAAGTTAGATAGTATTGAAAGTTCAGCTAAGGATGACCAAACAGCAAGTGAAATTAAAACTTTACTTAATAGTGATGGAATCGTTAATGCACAAGTTGACGCAAGCGCAGCGATAGCAGGAACAAAGATTTCTCCTGATTTTGGTAGTCAAAATATAGTTACAACTGGTGCGGCAAACTCTAGTGGAATAACAATAACTGCTGCAACTCCAGTAATAAACTTTAATGACAGTGACTCCAATCCTGATTTTAGATTCCTAGTTAATTCAAACTCTTTTATTCTCGAAGACACGACAAATAGTGCTGAAAGATTTAAAATAGGTTCGAGTGGAACGGCTACTATATCTGGAAACTTAGACGTTGGTGCTGGTGTTGACGTAACAGGAAATATCACAGTATCAGGAACAGTTGACGGTATAGATATAGGAGATTTTCATACTCAAGCACAAAGTTATTTTAACAATAATAGTAGCGGTGTATTAACAAACGGAGTAACAGCAACGACCCAATCGGCAAGTGATAATTCTACAAAAGTAGCAACCACAGCCTATACAGACACAGCGATTTCAAACTTAGTTGATAGTTCTCCTAGTGCCTTAAATACACTTAATGAACTTGCAGCAGCACTCGGAGATGATGCTAATTTCTCAACGACAGTAACAAATAGCCTTGCCACTAAAGCACCATTAGCCAGCCCAACTTTCACTGGGACGGTAACGGCAGGAGTAACTAATCTTTCGGGAGAGTTAAGAGCAAACGGTAATGTAAAAATCACTAATGCTGGCCCAAAAATCTCACTTATTGATAGCGATAATGATGATGATTTTGAAATAAAGAATAATAATGGAGTACTTACTTTTAGAGATGCAACCGATGGTGTTGACAGATTAAAAATAGATTCTGCTGGCACTGTCTTTTTACCTGCTGGACCTCTTTACTTAGGAACAGCAGATAGCTCTTCGGGTCATATAAACGCATACGAAGCTATGACGTTTAATATTGATACTGATAATGATGATACAAATAGATATTTTGCTTTCTATACAAATGGTGCAAGTGGCTCTGGAACTGAGCTATTCAAGATTGAGGAAAATGGACAAGCAACCCTAACTGGCAACCTTGATGTAAGTTCTGGTGTCGATGTAACAGGGAATATCACAGTTACAGGAACAGTTGACGGTGTAGATATAGCTGCACTTAATACAACAGTCGGAAATATTACTACTGACGTTGTGTCTGACACCTCTCCACAACTAGGAGGACATTTAGATTTAAATGGTTTTGAAATTCAAACTACAAGTGGTAATCAGGGAATACAAATCAGACCTGATGGAACTGGAGATATAGTTTTACAAACCACAACTGGAGGGTCCACACAACTTTGTGGTATTGGCGGTGATGCTTATTTCCCTGGACATTCCACTAATATGGTGTGTTATTGGGATTATAGTCAGGCACAGTTAGAGTTCTGGGATGGAGTAAAAGCATCTTTCGGTTCGGGTGAAGATTTAGAAATATGGCATGACTCTGGTAATACCATTAACCAGATCAAAGGTAATAACGGCAAGATACTTCTTTCAACTAATGCCAATAATGATGATATAGAAATCACTCCACATGGTACTGGTGATGTCGTAATAGATGGCCTTAAGTACCCCCAAGCCGATGGCTCGTCAGGGCAATATTTGCAGACGAATGGGTCGGGGCAATTAAGTTGGGCAACCGTAGATTTAACCGCATTAAGTGCGAGCAATCTAACTTCTGGTACTGTCCCTGATGCTCGTTTTCCAGCAACATTACCTGCTGTTAGTGGTGCAAGCTTAACGAACTTACCTTCTCAGACTGATAATAATTTCACAACTACTCTTAAAAATAAACTTGATGGTATAGCGGCAAGTGCAACCAATGTCACTAACAATAACCAAATTTCAAACGGTGCAGGTTATACAACATATACCTCTAACCAAGCTACAAATACCAGTAGCAGCGTTACTTTTGCATCAGTTACCTCATCAGGTAACATAACGGCCTATTCTGACAAAAGATTAAAAACAGATATACATACCATTGATAATGCTCTTGAAATCGTAGGAAAATTACGTGGTGTTAATTATAAGTGGCTAAATAATGGGCAATCAGATGTTGGTGTTATTGCACAAGAAGTAGAAGCTGTAGTACCAGAAGTAGTTAAAGAAACTGATAATGGTACTAAGACAGTAGATTATGGAAGATTGGTTTGTGTCTTAATAGAATCAGTCAAGGAATTAACTGCCAAAGTAAATGAATTGGAGAATAAATAATGGGACTACAAAGCTCTGGAGCCATAAGTCTTAACGACATTCATATTGAAGCTGGTGGTTCGTCTGGATCTTATTGCACAATTAATGACTCAGATATAAGAGGTTTAATTAGTAAATCGTCTGGTGCACAGATGAGCTTTAGCGAATGGTATGGAGCGAGTAACGTAACTACAGAAGGGCCAAATTACGTTCAATGTATATCCCCTTGGCAGTCAGGTTGTACCGAGTATCACTTTGCTTCTCTTTATGTACAGTTTACAGGTGATTTCTTTCAATGGTGGGTGTGGGGCTCAACAGCTAATAACAGTATGACAAACCCCTCCACTTCCCAAACTTGGATAACATGGAGTGGCAGTACGGCTACGATGCACTACGGTAGATCAGGTACGGTTTCGGGTGGGTGGTATTACTTCGTCAGGAACAATGCAAACAACTATGTTAACTACCTGGGCGATCAGTGGGCCCAATATGCCGTTTATTCAATTTGGCGTAGTACTTCCTCCACTTATCCATTCTAAATTTTTAAAAAAAATATGACTATTAATTATACAATCAAATCAGTTGCAAAAGACAACATCGTTGTTGCTTACGAAGATAATCGTGAGGTAACAATTCCTGTTGCTACCTATGTCAATAAAGACTGGATTGAAGCTCAAATAAGAAACAGATTCAACGAAGTAGATGAAGGAACAGTCGATGATATTGCTGTTAAAGTAGGTGATACAGGAAGTATCCCTACTTTTCAAGAGAGCGAAGCTTTAATGAAGAAAGCAAATGATGAAGGTAAGGCTGCTTTTGATAGTGCTACTTTTGATTATAAATACATGAGAAGCAGGCTATATCCTTGGCAGGGAGATCAGTTAGGGGCTTTAGTTAAGGCAGTTATTACTGGAGATAAGACTGAACTAGAAGCTTTGAATACAGTAATTGAAAAAGTAAAAACAGATTACCCAAAAGATTCAAAAGCCTATACGCAAACAGAACTAGCAGAGGTTAGAACTAAAAGCCCTGCTAAAGATCATTACCCTCCTTACTCTCAACCTGGATTAAGTTATTCCTAATGGCTAGAAAAATAATAGACGCTTGTGGAGAAACCCTCGGTAAAGCTGGAACTCCCTAAAGAGTTACCAGTAATGAATATAGAGTTTAAACCTCCTACAGCTCGGATTCCAGGGTATGTACCTATGGTAATACCCCCGAGCGATTTGGAGGCTCCTGAAGGGGTAGAAAAGGAGACTACGGAAGAGCCACCTCCCCCACCTAAAATGCAGATACCTGTATTAGATATACAGATGCCGTTACCTACTGCTGAAGTAGTAGCAACTGCTACCTATGCAGCTGTAGCTGCTGTAGCAACTACCACATTAGCAACACCATTCTTTGATCAAATAAAGAAGAAACTAACTAAATTCCTACAAGGTAAGATTGATAAATGGAAGGAAAAACGGAAGAAAAAAAAGGACTCCTCGGAAAGCTAAAAGATGCTGCAGAGGATCAAGAACACCAAATCCAGATTCTTGGTACATTTGTCAGACTTGGCGTAGTAGTTTGGTCTGGATTTATCATAACCATGAATTATGTTGAGTTGCCTATGATTAAGAAAGCAGGTAATTCTGATATAACCTTTGTCGCCAGTGTCTTTACAGGAGCACTAGCCACTTTTGGCCTGTCTACTGGCAATACGAAAGACAAAGGTACAGTAAACTGTCCAATGGCTAAGAAAAAGGAAGAATGAAGAAATGGTTAATAACGCTGTTACTGCTATCACCAACTGCTGTAAAAGCAGAATTAGTAACTCCCAACTTTACACAAGGGAGTATGAATTCCACTACGACAACGACCCAAGAGATTGTAGAAGAAATAACTACAACAACCTATGGGTCTGCATTAAGCAAATGGACTGGGGAAAATATAACCCATACATCAGCCTCATCAGGAGGTATAGCCGACTCAGATTCGATATTCACCTTACACACAGCTGGAGATCCCTTCGAGTTAGAGGTGGTAACAAGAGCAGCCAGTCAGGTACTGTCAGTAACAGAAATAGAAAGAGAAATCGACACTACTTCTACTACGGTATCCTTATCAGTCTTCTCTCAATAACACCAGCTAGAGCTGAAACAGATAATGTAGCTAATCCAGTTGCAGCTGCGACAGGTAATGTAACTAATCAGGCGGTGCAATTCCAGAATAATGGAGCACCGTCTAGACAGCATTACGGTCCTAATATAAGCTGTAATGGGGCTACAATGACATTCTCTCCATTCTATATGGGGAATCATACGAAACCTTGGGATATAGATGAAGATGGGATGAGACCTTCTAGCTATACTATGGCAGAGAACTGGGGTGGTCAAATTAACTTTATGGTACCTTTAGACCGTGAAGGTCTTAACAGATGTCTGTCAATAGCAGCTAGACAGGAAGAGAAGATGCGTCTTGATTATGAGTTAGTTAGGGTATTGAAATGTGCAGAGCTGCAGAAGAAAGGGTTTATGTTAAAACCTAATACTCGTGTTTCAGATATGTGTAAAGATGTAATACCTATAGCTAAGTACGAGAAAGATAAAGAAGAATCTCTTAAAGAGTATTTTAAAGAAAAATGTACTCCTGTAAAAGGTTTTAAATTACCTTGGAAAGAGCAAGAGTACGAATGTAAAACTACTAAAATCAACATGACATACGCTAACAAAAGTGCAAAAGAGATTTTAGCTGAAAAAGAAGCAGCTAAAAAAGCAACTAAAAAATCCACTAAAACTACTAAAGAATAATGATCGTATTAATTAAGCCTATCCTTTTCGCCTTTTTAAAGTCCAAAGCAGTTAAACAACTTATTGTTGATTTGCTAGAAGGCTTGGCAAAATCCACAGATAACACACTTGATGATCAAGCTGTGGCACTTGTTAAAAAGAACTTATTACCTGAATAACATGGGACGTAAAACTGGAACAGTCAAAGCTACATGGCCTCCTCATAAGAGACCATTACCTTCAGATGTATATGGCCCTTTACCTAACCCTAAGATAAACTGGGCTAAACGTAAAATGAACAGCGTAAACGACGACAAAGCATAATGACTAAAGCTAGAGCAACAGAACAGCAGTTCAATGAGCTGCATAATTTAATTACAGAAGAGTTTCTAGTACGAATAAAAGCTGGTGAAGCCACTACTGCAGACCTTAAAGCAGCAGCTGATTGGCTGTATAAGAATGATATCACAGGCATAGCATTAGATGGATCTCCTCTTGGTGCTCTAGCTGATCTAATGCCCAAGGTTGATTTTGATGCAGTACAACGAGCAGTAACACGCTAATGGCCCCTAAGAAACTCCCGCTTTCTAAGCTCAAAAAGAGCGCACGTAACTACCGTAAGAATCCTTTGTCTAGAATAAAGAAAAATTCAGCACAAAGGAGGAGGAATAAGCTCAAGATCAATAAACTATACCGTGCTGAACTAAATAGAGCTAGGCGTAAAGCTGGTGCTTACGGTAAAGGCGGTAAAGATTTCTCACATACTAAATCTGGAAAGTTAGTTAGAGAGAATCCTTCTGAAAACCGAGCGAGAAACCGTGGTAGGAAATGACACCAGTACTTCCAACATCTGAACACTACTTACAAAACCTTATAGTTATGACCTCATCTGATGCAAAACGTCTATGGAGAAAATCTATTAAGGAAGCAAACAATTATGAATGTATTTATTGTGGAGAAAAACATTATGAACATGATCTTACCATTGACCATGTACATCCCAGAACAATGGGAGGTAATGATATTACTTGCAACTGCGTTCCCGCATGTAGGTCGTGTAATCAGAGCAAAGGAAGTCAAAACTGGTTAACTTGGTTTAGGGATAACTTCCCTCCAAACCATATTAGAGAATCGCTGATCCTTAACTGGATACAATAACACTGTAAGGTACCTATAAGCCCCTACAAGGGGGCTTAAGTACCCTTTATATACATATGCCTAGAAAGAAAAAACAAGCACCCTTAGAGGAGCAATTAAAGAAAGATTTCCGTTTATTCCTAACGGCCATCTGGACGCATTTAGCGTTACCTGCACCTACCAGGGCACAGCTTTGTATAGCAGAATACTTACAACATGGACCAAAGAGACTCCAAATTCAAGCTTTTCGAGGTGTTGGTAAATCTTGGATTACTGCAGCTTTTGTTCTTTGGACGTTATATAACGATCCGAATAAGAAAATCATGGTTGTTTCGGCTTCTAAGGATAGAGCTGACTCATTTTCAATCTTCTGCCAAAGACTAATCCTTGAAGTACCGTGGATGTCCCACTTAAGACCAAAGAATGATGACCAAAGGTGGTCTAGAGTGTCTTTTGATGTGGGCACCGCTGCACCTCACCAAGCACCTAGCGTTAAATCAGTCGGTATTACGGGACAATTAACTGGATCTCGTGCAGATTTGATGGTTTTAGACGATGTAGAGGTGCCAAACAACAGTATGACCGAACTACAACGTGAAAAACTTCTTCAATTGGTTACTGAGTGCGAGTCTATTCTTACTCCTAAGCCTGATTCTCGTATCATGTTCCTTGGAACTCCTCAGACTACTTTTACCGTCTATAATAAGCTCAGAGAACGGGCTTATAAACCTTTTGTATGGCCCGCTAGATACCCTCGAAAGGTGGCTATGTATGATGGTTTACTCGCACCACAACTAGAACAGGACTTAGAAAATGAAACAGATCTTACTTGGAGTCCAACGGATACAAGATTTAAGGAGGACGATCTGCTGGAACGTGAATCTGCTATGGGTCGTAGCAACTTTATGTTACAGTTTATGCTTGACACTTCTCTATCTGATGCGGAGAAGTTTCCTCTCAAATTTTCCGATCTCATCATTAATCCAGTTAACCCCGAAACAGCCCCAGAGAATATCATCTGGTGCTCAAGTAAAGACAACATAATTAAAGAGTTACCTTGTGTAGGACTTCCAGGAGACTATTATTATAGTCCAATGCAAGTTCAAGGTGAATGGAAGCCATATAGTGAAACTATCTGCAGCGTAGACCCCTCTGGAAGGGGCACAGATGAGACTGTAGCATGCTTCCTTTCCCAGTTGAATGGGATTATGTATTTACATGAAATCTACGCCTCTACAGACGGTTATTCAGACAACACTTTATTAGCTATTCTAGCTAGATGTAAAAAATATAAAGCTTCAACACTATTAATAGAATCTAACTTTGGTGATGGCATGGTATCCGAGTTATTTAGAAAACATGCCATTAACAAACACGTACCAATCAACATAGAGGAAACAAGAGCTAATGTTAGGAAGGAAGATCGTATTATTGATTCCCTTGAGCCTGTCTTTAATCAGCATAGGCTGGTTATCGATCCCAAAGTTATTAAATGGGATTATGACTCAGGGTCTGAAAGACCAACTGAAACTAGATTCCAATATATGCTTGGATATCAAATCTCCAGAATGTGCAGGGAAAAAGGGGCCGTTAAACATGACGACAGAGTTGATGCCCTCGCCCAAGGAGTTAAATGGTTTACCGATGCCCTCTCCATCAGTGCTGATCAAGTAAAGGTAGATAGAGAAAAACAAGAATGGAAAGACCACCTTCAAGCTTGGGTAGATGATCCTCAATCAGAAGCTAATTTCCTTGCACTAGGATTAAACTTTGAACAAAGACAAAAAGCTAGAGGTACTGCTAAAAACGGTGTCCCTACTTGGATCTGAAGCAACGTCCTTATAATACACGGAGAAGTGGTGCTCTTCGTGTGTGGAAACAGCGGTCAAAGGAAGAAGAATAAGACACAATCTCTTTCTTCTTCCCCCTTAACACATCATGTTTGCGAACGAAGTGAGCCATGATAAAGAAATTATTATTACTCTTACTACTATTAAGGATAATAGGTCCAGTAGGAGGTATTATATACCTATACATAAAAAACAATGTTAATGAGAGAAAAGATTCTCAAAGCCTTATTATCCCACGCCCAAGGGGATCTACAAAAGCATTTGGCTAATATAGAGGTTATTATGAATAACCCCGTAGGTGTTGGGGATCATCCAGGTGTTATTGAGTCTATTGAAGCTGAACTACACATGGCAGCTAAGTACGAAGAACAGCTTAACCTGATTAATAAGTATCTCAAGGGGTCTTAAATTTTAACATAATTTTCCGTTACCATATCTCCTACCGCGGAACGGCCAGACCCCCCCAAGGGGTAGTACGAATGTACCAATAGTACGTATGTACCACCATGCGGGGATAGTACAAATGTACTACTACCCAAAAGTAGACGTATGCTCCCCGAAAGGCTCCAAATCGTAGTCATACACTGCTCTTGGTACCTCTCAGGGGTAGTGGTACACTTGTACTACTACTCCAGGGTAGACGTTTTATTTATGGTCATCTGTTGACACGTGTGCTC